TCATGGGGTGAACGGTAGGGTGAAGAGGCGCAGCGGTGCAGAGGCCGCGAAGCTTCCCTGCTGGCGGACCCATAGAGATCCGCCGGGAAAATCTGCGACGAGTGCGGCCATCTCGGGCGGAGACAGCAGGAACCGCGCCTCGGTGGTTGTCCATACCTTGATAGGGGCTGCGGGGTCGCCCAGACCGATTTCATACTGCTCGCTTTGTTCAACCAGCGGTTGCTCGACTTGGTCGAGCCAGTTCCATCCGCCTCGTGCGCGCCGCGTCCATTGCAGGACAAGCCCGCCATTGGCATCCCTGCTCTGTCGCAGATGGACCGGGAAGAGGGGGCGGCGTGACCGGCCGGGGTTTTCGAGCTGTGCCACCACCGGCTGGTCGTCCCCGGCACCGATCGCTGCGAACCGATCGCCCTGACCGGGCGCCAAATCGGCGGGGAGTTCCACCAGGCGATTATCGAGCAGTGTGACACGGGCGCCGTTTGCGTGCCCCGACAGCGCTTCGTGTTCGGTGCCGCCGCGGCCGCGCAACAGTCCGGACAGCCGCCAGACGCCGCTTCCCTCGGGATCGCTCCGCGCGAACTGGAGGATTTCATCCCCGACCAGCAGGCGATTGGCCCCGCGTGCGAGCGCATTCGCAGTCGCGGGTTCGAGCACGGCCGCTTCATCATCGAGTGCGATACGCAGCGCCGCGCGGGGCTCGAAACGCAGCCCTGGACTGGACCCGAGGGGAGCGGTCAGCGTGCCGCCGATGGCGCGCACCGGCCCGCTGTGCGACAGAGGGACGAGCGTTTCGCCCTCTACCCGGTACAGGGCCGCTCCCGCCCACCGGCCCGCTGGCGCACCGACTGCCGCGAAGCGATGGATGGTTTCGCTGGCGCCGTGGCCGTCCCACGGAAGTTCGAAGACACGCAGACAGGTTTCGGCGGCGAGACGGTCGGCCGGCGTCCAGGCGGCTCCACCATCGGCGCTCGTCTCGGCGGAGGCCCGGGGGACGAACCGTGCAAGGACGAGCTCGATCCCGCCTTCGCGCCATTCCCAGCTGGTGATCTGCCACAGTCCTGGCTGACCCGGTACGCGCACGACCGCACCGGGCCCGATGGCCGGATCGAGTTGGGCCGTCCGCCAGGCGATGGTTTCGCCGGCCTGCCGTGTGCGTGCTGTGGCCCCTGCAAGCAGGGCCTTCGCATTGCCAGCCGACAGCACACCGGGAAACTCCAGGACGCGGCGCTGTGCGGAAGCTGCAACCCCTTCTGCGCGCTGGAGCCCGGGCTGGTAGCCGCGCGAGGGATCGTAATAGCGCAGCGCTCCCACCCCATCACCGGAAGGCTTGCGCGCAAGCGCAGCGCCGCTCGCCGGGGCGAACTCGCCGGCCTGCCACGCGGTCGCGGGAGAAAGCATAGGGACGGTTTCCGGCCGCCGGTCGGCGCCGGTGACGACCGGCTGCCCGGATGCCGTCCGAACCGCCAGCGGCCGCAGCCGTGCGACCAGCTCGAGCAGCGCCGCAGCGCTACCGCCATCATGCAGAAAGCCTTCGAGCTCGGCGAACTCCGTTCCGCGCTGTTCGAAACCGCTTTGCCCGGCGATGGCGCCCACCAGGCGCGCTGCAGAACCGGCGAACACCTCGAAGCTGAGCGCGGGGATCCGGTTGCCGAAGTCCTCGAGAGCCAGATCCTCGAATACGGCATAGGCGCAGCCGCGATGCGCGGAACACTGTGCGCCGATGGCAGCAGCCATCAACGGATCGGGGCGCTGGTCGCGGTGGCCGGTATGGACGCGCAGGCTCCCGCCGGTCTTGAGGTCGCCGGCTGCGCCGCGCAGCAGGTTGCCGTCTGCCCAGATCCGGCCGACGCGGTCGATCGGGCGGCTCGAGAGTGCCAAGGCCAGTGAGACGGTGTAGCTGTACGCCGTGGTCTTCGGCCGGCCCTTGCCGCCGCCGCTGGTCTCGCGCTGTTCATTCAGGTCGGTCGCCCAGATTACCGTCCCGGGCGTGCGGACGCGTCCGTAAAGCGCGGCGAGTGGCTGCCCGTAGCTCGACGTGCTGACCGCAAGATCGTTCAGCCGCGGACCTTCGCGCGCCGGGGAGCCGATGATGGCCGCGTCGAGCCCGCGGCCGAGGACCGAGCCGATTGCACCGCCCAGCGGTCCGCCGACCAGCGTGCCGATGGTACCGAGGACTAGCGTTGCCATAGATACTCCTGCTCGAGGGCGAGGCGCCACTGCGCCAGCGGCGGCTCGCGATAGGGTTGCGGCTGGATGACCACGCGGCCGAGCCCGGCATGGGCGTGAACGAACCGGTCGGCGCCCAGCGCGACCAGCAGATGGTGCTGCGCCGGGCCCGGCTGCGTCAGCAGGACATCGCCGCGGCGAATGGGGCCCGTCGCTTGCTGCAGGCCATTGGCGAGGGCGAGGTCACACCACCCGGTGATCGCGGCGTTGCGCAGGCGATAGCCCGCGGGAAACTGCACCGGCACGCCGATATCGGCGAGCGCGAGGCCGACGAGCCCGACACAGTCCAGCCCGGTGCTGCGGTCGCGGCCGTGCAACCGGAAGCGCGCACCGGCGAGCGCCTCCGCTGCGCGGGCGAAATCCTCGGGAGCCGGCATCACCGCGGCACCGGATATTGCGCCAGCATGTCGTTGCCGGGAAGGAAGGGTTCACCCTGGAAATTGAGCGCATTGCCGAAGCGCGCGCTGCAGGTGGCGATGGTCTTGTCGCAGCCTTCGCGCAGCCGGACGCGCATGCCCGGCGCAGTGCCTTGGGCGACCGGTTCGGACAGTGTCAGCGCGTTCCCGTCAACACCGATGATTCGCGCAGTGAGGCCGGTCGCAGGCCCGTCGAGCCAGCGCAGTTCGCCATGCAGGTAAAGCGCGCTGGGCGCGTCTGCGATCGTCACCGTGCGGCTGTCGGGATCGGCCGACACGAGCCGCACCCGCCGTTCGTGGAACTGCGGGTTGAGAGCGCAACCGGGCCCGCAGAAACGCGCGCGGCACGACGGGCTGGTCAGCGGCACGGTGTCCGCCGCCAGCCGCGCCTTGTCCGACACCAGTTCGCCGCGAAAGGCCGCCGCCTCGCGCGTGACCGCGGCAACCGTGCCGGCATAGAGCGTCATGGTCTCGCCCGCCTGCCAGTCGACCACGCCGGTTTCGATCCGGGCCGCGTCGTAGCGGCCGCTGGCCAGATCCTCCTCGCGGATCGCGTCATGGCTGAGCGCGCCTGCGATGTCGCTCGGGTCGTCCTCGAAACCGGCGGTGAGGCGGATGGCGGATGGCACCATGCCGGGCGCTGCGCGGTGGCGGATCCCGCCGAACCACAGGTCGCGATCATGGGTGGTGAAACCCAGCGTGATCCCGTCGCTGCGGAACACCCGCCACCAATGCGCCGCGGTGTCGAGCGCGCCCGAGAAGAAGGTCCTGCTCATGCCGCCTCGCGGATTTCGACCAGCGGCACCGAAGGCGCTTCGCCCGCGGCAAAGGACAGGCCCGTGATATCCAGGCGGTCTTCGGCGAAACGGACGGGCACGTCGAACAGGAAGCCCGCGGTCACGGTAGCCCCGGGGGGCGGCGCGGCGTCGAACACGATCCACCCGCCTGCGGCAAGCTGCCACGCGGACACGGGGTTGCCCGAGACGGCGACGCGGACCGTGCCAGCATCCGGCCGCGTGATGATCCGCTGCTGATCGCCGTAAGCCTTGACCAGGCGAAAGCGGCTGGTCGTGCCATCGCCCGTGCCGAGCAGCTGGTCGCTCGCCTCGGGCGCATCGGTCATGCCATGCGAGCTGAAATCGAACGGGTCGCGCAGGCGAAAGCCGCGTGCAGGGCCATAGCGGGCGCGGAAGAAGGCGAGCAGCGTGCCAAGCTCTTCTTCCGAACGGATGCCTGGCCCGACATCGTAGCGCATGCGGGCATCGGACCACAGCGCATTGCGATGTTCGTAGCCCGAGGCGGTCACGGCCACGCCGGTCGAGAATTCGGGGCTGGCCGCCGCATCGCGGCCGAGGGCCAGCGGATAGGCGACATCGTCGAAGGGGGTCATGGGGTCGTCTCCGGGTGGCAGGCGGGTGTATCCGTCACGCACGATCTGCGGCAGCGCCCAGACGAAGCGCTGGGTCACGCCGCGCTGTCGCGCCTCGTCGAGCGCGGCATCGATCCGCGGCCAGAAGGTCTCGTCGTCTTCGCGCGCGAGCACGAAGCCGGCGAGGTAATCGGTCGCGCTGGCGGGATAGCCGAGATGGCGATCGACGAAGGCATAGGCCTGCGTCCGTGCGGCTTCGGCCCCGGCGGTGAGCCAGTCGTAATCTTCCAGTTGCAGGCGGTCGAAGGCAGGCGCGCGCCACCCCACCGGCATGTTGGCGCGCCACGCCTCGGGCGTCGCGGGATCGAGGACGGTCGGGGTGAAGGTCAGCAGCAGGATTTCGGCACTGCCCTGCGCGGCATCGCGCACCGCATCGGCCAGCGCACGGGTCGATGCGGCCAGCACCTGCCCCGCCGCGTCGAGCAGCGCGCGCTGCGCCGCGTCGAGCGGTGCGCGCAGCGTGGGAATGGCGACCGGGTCGCCCCCCAGAATCGCCCTGGCGCTGGCGTCGTAAAGGCATGGTGCCCCGGTCTCGGGCACGGTCCACCACCACGGTTCGCCGATCTGGAACAGCACGGCCATCCCGGCATCGCGCGCGATCGCGACGAAGGCGCGGGCCACCTGCTGCAGATAGCCCATCGCCCCGGCCTGCGCGGGCGACAGCAGCGTGGAGGGCGGAACCCAACCGGTCAGCGCTGGCGAACCGTCGGGCGCGCGCTGCTTCCAGTCGTTCCAGCAATGCGCGTCGAACAATTCGTAGGACAGCGACCAGATGAGGTCGAAACCGTGGTCGCGCGCGGCTGCGGCATAGGCGCGGTGCCATGCTTCGCACGGGCCGTTGAGCACTCCCCCGGCGAGGCTGATGTAATGGCTGTTTCCCAGCGGTTCGAGCCGGAAATAATGGCTCATCCCGACATAGTGGACGATCCGCCCGCGGTAGCCGAGCCCCTCGATATTGCGCAGCAGCCGTGCGGGCGTCTGGTTGAAGCTGTCGTCATAGGCAGTGGCCATCTGCTCGCCATGCGCCGGGATAAGTATGTCGCCGATTTCCAGCGCCGCATGTTCGCCCTCGCAGGCGATCGCGCTCATTTCCGCCCAGCCATCGACCCGCTCGGGCAGCCTTTCGGCGCTCCCTTCGACATAGCCTTGCGGCACGAGACTGATGAACATGCGGTCGATATCGCCGGGATGGATCGGTTCGCCGGGCAGGCCGTATCCCGATTGCAACGCCGAAAAGGGCAGTTCGATCAGCGCGTCAGTGGGGGAACCCTGCGCATAGTTCCACAACCGCACATACCAGGCCCGTGCCTCGCCTGCGGCGTCGCGTCCCTCGATCGTCAGCGTCGGCCCGTGCGGGACGTCGAGCGCCAGCACTCCGCCACTGCGCCAGCGGAAGCGCAGCACCGCATGCGCATAATCGCGCTGCGTGGCATAGGCGAGCAGCGGATGGTCCAGCCGGTCCTCGCTGTCCCAGATCAGCCCGGCGAGCTCGCCTGCGTGATAGAAACTGCAGTCGACGCGCAGCGCGTCGGGCGCGGTGGTGACGACGCTGGCCATCATCGGGCGGGGAAAGTTGACCGTCCAGAACCGCGGGTCGAACCGCTGGATGTGGTCGCCCTGTTGCCCGCGCCGTTCGCGGGCGAGCCAGAAGCTCATGGCGTTTCTCCTTCGTGCCATTGGGGCAGGGTTACCGGGCGAGGGCGCGGCGCACCGCGCTGGCGACTTGCCGCGACGAGCGCTGCAGCGCGACGGGGCCATCGGTGCCCCGCGGCGTCGCCAGCGTGATGGCCACGCGGACGTCGGAGCGGGGCACGCCCGGTCCGGGTCCGGGCTCGACCCGGCCCGCGCTCGTGGGGACGAAGACCTCCGGGCCGCGCTCGCCCACCAGATAGGGGCGCTCGGGCGCGACGAGGCCGCCGGTCGCGCGGCCGGGGAGGCCCAGCAGCGCGCCGACCGCCCCGCCGAGCGCATGGCCGATCCCGGACCCGGCTGGCGCGGCGAAGAGGTTCTCCAGACCGAGCTGGAGCGCCTGCGCGGCAATCTGGTCGAGCGCGGCACTCGCCATGCGCTTCAGGTCCTCGAACCCCAGGCTGCCCTTGCGGATCGCGGTGAGCAGGCCGCGCTCGAGCACGCGGCCGGCCTGCTCGAAGCCATCGACCAGAGTCGTGTCGAAAGTGCCGCGCATTGTGCGCATGTCGGCGGCGAATGCCTGCGTATCCGCGCGCACCGCCACGATCAGTTCATCGAGTTCGTCATCCATGGGCATCCCTTTCGACAAGCGCGGCGATTTCCGCAGGGGTGGGCGGGGTGGCGGCACAGTCTGCGACCGGCAGGCAGGCCCGCAGTTCGGACGGGGTGGCGGTCCAGAAGATGCCCGGCGTCCAGCCCAGCCGACCTGCCGCCAGGGCGGCCCAGCGCAGCGCGGCCGGGGCGAAGCGGTCGCTCATCCCGATCCTTTGAGGACCTCGGTCAGCAACGCGCGCAGCGGTCCGGCGGTCTGGGCCAGACCCTGTTCCAGCACCGCCTGGCCCACCTGTTCGCGCGTGAGGCCGGCCGGGTCGGCGAGGCAGTACCAGAACAGCCCGGCGATCTCGGCCAGCCGCAATTGTCCCTCCCCGGCGCGTTCGACCAGCGCCAGCAAGGGACCCAGTTCCTCTTCCGCGCGGACCAGCGCATCGAAACTGGGACGCAGCAGGCGAGGCTTGCCGGCGATCGTGACCACGGTTTCGCCGCGGGCCGGATTGGCGCCGCGGGCAGCGGTTTCGCCGCTCATGCGGGCAGCACCGCGCCCGAGCTTTCGAGCTGCAGCGCATAGGTGCGCTCGCCGTTGAAATCGCCCGCGTAATCGAGCCGCTGGACCAGGAAGCGGCCACGCATTTTCGCACCGTCCTCGAAACTCAGCTCATATTCGTCGAGTGTGCCCGCGAGCGCATGCGCGCGGATCGCCTCCTCCGCCTCGGAGCCGAGGAAAATCCCCGCAGCGGATACCGACACCGAACGCGTGCCCGCGCCCGACAGCAATTCGCGCCAGCCGCCGCTTTCCTTGTGCGTGACGACGACCGTGTCGCCATTGATGGTCATCTGCGTGGTCCGCAGTCCGGCTACGGTCTCGTAGGTCGGCGGCAATCCGCCATCGCCGGTCTTGAGGAGGAAGGCGGCACCTTTCTGGGCTGTCATGTCGGGTTACTCCGTTTCGATGAGCGTGAAGCGATATTCGAGCAGCACCGCGCGCAGGCCGCGGCGGCGGCGTTCGACGCGGCTGCGCAGGAACTGGGTGACGACGATCCGGTACCCCGCCTGCTGCGGGGCCAGCGTGGCGATGCGCTGTTCCACCCGCTGCGCGAGGACGGCGGTCTGCGCGGGATCGTCGCCGCGCCCGGCGAGCTCTAGCGCGAGGCGGATTTCGCGGCCCCGCGCGGTCTTGGTCGACCAGTCGGTGCCGGCGCTGGCGACCAGCGCGAGATGGGGCGGGCTGGCGGCGACCGGGCCGTCCTCCTCGATTGAATTGAGCATGTCGGCAAGGAGGGGGTCGGCGCGGAGCCAGGCCACGAGCGCGGCGCGAAAGGGGATTTCCATCTAGCGCTCCCCCCCGAACAGCGGCCACAGCAGCCGGGCGCGGTGCCATTGGCCGCCAATGCCGCGGCGGGAATGAAGACGCGCTTCGGCGCGCGCGGCGGCAAGCAGGGCGGCGCGTTCGGTCAGGCGCTGCGCCAGCGCGGCAAAGCTCACAGCCGCACCATGCGATAGGGGCGCCACAGCGCGGCGATCGCGCTCGGCAAGCGCTCGGACGGGCCTTCGTCCCGCTCGCGATACTGATGCGCGGCGAAGCGCACGATGCCATGGCGCAGCGCGGGGTCGAGCTCGGCCCATTCCGCCGCCTCGCTGCCGGTGAACTGCAGACACACTTGCCACGCGCTTTCGAGCAGGCGGAGCAGCAGCGCATCCTCGCCCGCGGTGCTGATTGCCAGCCACTGCTTGAGCTCGGCCAGCGGCTGGCC